CCCCCCCCTCGCGCGTGATACTATGGCTAATGTGAAGTGGATAGATGCTACCATTTGGATAGATGGTGATGATAAATTTGAAGGTGTGAAGAATGAAGTCGAATGGAGAAACTTGGTTGGAGCGTATTTCGAGCGTTATGCTTATGGACGGGAAACTGCGCCTGAAACGGGCAGACGGCACTATCAATTTCGCGGTATCCTTCTGCGTCCCGCTGATCGTGATACTCTTGTTCGTCTTGCCGAGCTTGGTTTTAGAAATATTCAACCAACCCATGTGAGGGATTTCGAGTATGTCTACAAAGATTGCGACTTTTACTGCTCATGGGAGGCTAGACGGCCTGAATACGATTTGGTTGAATCCAGTCCTAAAGTCTGGCAAGTACAGCTTGAAGACATGGAACGGGATGATAGAACTATTGAGTTTGTACTCGACGAAGTGGGAAATGCTGGTAAAACCGCATGGGGTATGTATCAGGAGTACAAGCACAGAGCGTGTTATATCCCCCCGGTTAGGCGTGGGGTTGACGTGTGCGCCTGTGTTATTTCAAAGCGCATTTCCGATTGGTACATTATTGATACTCCGCGGTCTTTCGAATACGATGAAGATTGGGCTTGCGCTTTGGAACAGCTCAAAAATGGATATGTTTACGATACTCGGCATTCCTTCAGAGACCTCTACCTGCCCGCAAGACCTCGTGTTACAGTGCTCTGTAACTATCTCCCAGACAACGGAAAGTATTTCAGTAAGGATAGAGTTCTTGAGATGAAGATAACAAAAGAAGGTTATCTTTGGAGTGTGTAAAAATGGCATACTACTACAAGAAGAGAAACAACTACGGATACAGCCGTAGGCGCTCGAACTACGGATACAGGAAGAGGAGGTACTATTGATGTTTAGTCCCGTCCGCGGTTACTACGGGCTTTCTAGTTTCTACTATGGAAACATGGGTGCACGTATGCATCAGGTATACCTTAAGGGGTACTACAATGACATCGACCGTTACTGGGCGGACTACAAGAAGAATACTGGATTCAGCCCCCGTTATCCCTACAAGGCAGGAATGGAGTACGATAAGGGCTCCCTCTACTACGCATCGATGGCTGTCGCTGACCAGTCTAAAAGGAGGTTTTTTTGATGGCAACTAACTTTGCAAAGGCATCTTATGATGAGATTTATGACTTCGGTACCGTCGCCGGTAAGACTACCGTCATCGGTATCCATACTCCTGCCCTTTCTAGCGGAGGTACGGAAATTGGTCCTAGACAGATGCTGTCTGGATTCTTTACCCAGTTCCGCAAGTTCCGTTATGCAGGTTGCAGGGTCACCCTTGTCCCTGCTGCTCAGCTTCCCGCTGACCCTCTGCAGGTCAGTTTTGAGGCTGGAGCTGTGACTATAGATCCTCGTGACCTTCTCAACCCTATCCTTTTTCATGGGTGTCACGGTGAGAACCTGAATATCGCCCTGAACCGCATCATGTCCGATTCGGCTACTCAGGGTGAGAACGGCGGATTTTCCGTTTCTGAGGGCAACACCTCTACGGCTCTCACTGGCAATGAGTACTATTCCGCACTTACCGACCGCACTTGGAGAAAGTTCTCCGTTCAGTCCCCTGCTCAGCTCCCTCCCATGCATCCCATGGTCTGGAATGCTGGTACTGTTGCCCCCATGATTGGTCAGTACGGTCAGATGTCGTCCTTCGACCTTCTCAACACCATCAGTAACCAGCTCAAAGGTGCAGGTCAGGAGGGTCTTGATTCTGGTTTCATCCATGATGGTATGTTCTTCAATCCTGCTATGCAGTGGGCGTCTAAGCAGGATGTTGGTATCGCCTATCGTACCCAGAGGTTCATGTCCACGGGTCTTGTTCCTCTCGGATGGCTCCCCACGTCTGAGGAGGGCGATATCTCGCCTGCCTCTCCCACCGGTCAGCCCGTCCCCGTAGATCCTGTTCTCCCCAAGTTGTTCATGGGTGTTCTCCTCTTCCCCCCGAGTTACACTCAGGAGCTGTACTTCAGGATGACTATCACCCACTACTTCCAGTTCAAGGACTTTCAGGGTGTCTCCCTCGGCAGTGGAATCCCTTCCGATACCTACTCCGAGAATCTCCCTACGACTAAGTCCCTCTCCATCGAGTCCCTCGATGAGAACGATACTATTCGCCTTACTGCTAGTGGTGTCAGATAAACTTCTTAGGGGTTCATACCCCACTCTATCCTTATTTTTAGGTTTCAGATATGCATTGCCGTAGGCACCGCGCGGAAGCGCGAAGAACTCTTAATGTATAGGACTTAAAAAGTTAAAAACAAAATTTATAATAATAATAGGAGATGAAGAGGGGAGCCGATTGGTACGCGGTAGCGTAAAGGCTCCCCCCCCTCGCGCGTGATACTATGGCTAATGTGAAGTGGATAGATGCTACCATTTGGATAGATGGTGATGATAAATTTGAAGGTGTGAAGAATGAAGTCGAATGGAGAAACTTGGTTGGA